AAATCGAAGCCCAGGAACGTGTTGACCTCACCGTTCACCAGCGCCTTCACGACTGCATAGTCGCTGCTAGTGATTTCGGTTTCGGCCAGTAAGTTCTGGAGTTGCTTCGCGTTAATCACACAGGTACGATCATCATCCTCGGCCTCGTTGGCGTCGAGGATCTGCTTGGCTGCGCGGAGCTTACCAACATTTAAGCCGGTGTCGGCGGCGGGAGAAATCCCGACCTGGACATCAACTGTGTTGTTGGAATCGTAGGTGGTAGAAGTTCCACCCGCGACCCCAGTGTAAGCGGTTCCGTCAGCGGCATCAACAATCGCAGTATCGATAGCGCGGCCCATCGCGTTAGACGCGGCCACGGCATACGGTCCTGATGGATCAATCAACATGCGGACACGATCTTCATCATCGATTAGATCGGCCCAATCGTAATCTACAAGGCTCACTCTACGCCTGGAATGGGGTGTATCCATCCTTGGCGTATCTTGGTGCCGAGTAGTGCGAACACGGGCAGAGGTCGTGCCGACCTGCTCAAAGAAGGCGTTCTTCCCCGTGACACTCTCAGTTGAGACTTTGTCACGAAGGCGCGAACCCTTCTGTTGAACGAGATGCTCGACATTCCCCTTATACTGCTCCACGAACGCGGTGGTAATCTGGATAGACATTTCTGCTATCCTCCACGTTGGTTGAAGAAAGGGTGAAGGGGTTGCCCGTCACCGGACCCCGCGCAGTCTCTCCTGCTGTCTCTGCTGGACTCTGTTGAGTTACCCAGCCGTCCCTGGAAACGCCGTCTGCGTCAGGCGCGTCAGGCGTTCATTCAATACTTTGTATTCGGCATGAGCTTTATCATAAAGCGCAGGATTAGCCCTGATCTCGGCAATCTGGTCCTTGGCGGCGTCCGGCGTCGTTCCGAACCTCCCGCTGCCCTCGGCATCCTTGAACTGACCGGATTGTTTTAAGGTCATCCCGATTTTAGCGAAGGCCCGTACTACGCTTGGATTGGAGCCAAGACCGGCATTGACGAGCGCAACCATTAGTTCTTCGCCGCCATATTCGTTTATTCCACGTTTCGCCGCCGCAATTCTGTCATCAAATGCTGTTCCGAACTCTTTCTTGAGTTCGGTCTCGCCCTTTTGCTGGGTGTTAGCGAAGTCACCGTTTATTGTTTCCGTTGTCGTAATCATGCGATCAACGAACTTATCGTGGATGTGCTGCGCCTGGGCTGGGGTCAGCCTAGCCTCATGGAACGCGGCGCGCATATCATCGGAGAGTGATGCGTCGTAAGCCTCAAACCCGTCAGGTGCAGCCATCGGGTAGTCGGCAGCATCATCTGGCGTTCCCAGCTTTGTCCAGCCATCCCACTTGAGGATATCGGCATCAGCAGCGGGAAGAACGACTTTGTCTGCGCCCACTGCTTTTTCCAGTTCAACATACGATTTTGCCATGTCAGCGTTGGATTTCCATCCCTTCGCCGTAATCGTGTCCCGAAAATCGTCGAGGCCCTGGTCCCAGGGCTCTGAGCTTTCGGGGTTGCCCGTTTCAATCACGGACCCTTCGTTCTCAGCCATTTTCCTGTTCTCCTTCTGGTGTGGTCCCGGTTGCTAGTTGTGCGAGTTTTTCTTCATCGATAGAGATAATAGAGATAATTCTCCGGACCATGTCACGGGAACCTTCGAGGTGCTGAACCTCATTGTCAGGTCTAAGGCCCGTCATGCTTAAAAGCCCGGATGCCTTCATCAGGTCGTTGAGAATAACCTGGCCCTGGGGCGTAAACAGAAAAACATCCCGATACGCCTGCATCAGTTCGGCTTGGACTTTCGCTTGGTCTTTTGCCATTCCCGGTTGCTCCTTTAAGTTTGCTGCATTGCTGCTGGGAGAGACTGCCTCGGCGTTGTCGCCAACTTGGCATAAGCATCACCAGCAGATTTACCCCCCTCGATAATCTCTGGAGAATCCTTGACCATCTGCGAAACCTTGACTGCTGCATCAGCCGCCTGCGGAGCGTTCTCAATCATAGACTGCATCTGCTGCTGCTGCTGTCGTTGCTGGCGGATCTGATCTATCGCTTCCTGGCGGCGCAGAATCTTCTGCGGTGCGCCATTGGTTTCAGCTAGAACACGGGTAATCTGGTCGAGATCGAAGTTATCCAGGATACTCTGATCGACGGCAACGAGAGGCTGAACCATCTCCAGGGTGCGGAGAATACTGATACCTTCTTCTGCTTTCATCGCGCGACTGAGAGGAGAAACATACTCGATCTCGTAGTCACCCTGGGCATCGAGAAGCAGTTGCGGTGGCGGGGGCAGCGCCCCTTGGTTGGCAAGAATGTTCAATTCCCGATTGATAAGCGGGCCGAGGGTCTCGGACTGCTGGCGTCCCATAGTAGGGGCCAGCAGAGATCCTTTCTCCTGGGCACGCTGCAACACTTCTGTCGCGGTCATTTGCGGGCTTTCAATCAGGATCTGGAACAAGGTGATAAGGAAAGCATCTTGGATTACTTTCCGTCGCTGCTCCATCATCTCGAACCCGATATCGACCCGTGCCCCTGTATGGAGCGGTTGAACCGGAGCCTGCTGCCTGCCATCAAGGCGGGCGAACGTGGTGCCGCCCGCCGTGGTGTCCACCGGGAATACGACACCATCATCGGCGATCAGCAATGGAGGATCCACGATCTTCTGCCCAGCCCTGATGACAGTCTTTGACATCTCGTTAATCATCTTGATCTCAGGGAGAACCGACATGGCCGGCGAGCGCCCGTAGGTCTCGCGGGGTCCGGTGACGTAACGGCTCATAATGTAAGGAAGCTCGTCAAAACCCCCTTCGTTAATGAGATGCTTGGTCTTGACCTCGAAATACCCGGAGAAAAAGGGCGCGTTGGAACGATCCCCACGCTCCGGATCGCGGTCAGTTCGCGGCATTACAACGTGTAACAGCTTCACCCGGCGGTCAGGGCGGTCCTGTGCATCCTTCACCAGAGTATCGGTGAGATCCCCGTCGTCGAACATTCGCAGGGCTTGTCTGGCCGTTACCTCGAACTCGCGGAACACGGTGTCCACGATGCCATGTTCGTTAAGCGAGAGAAAAATATCAGCCAGGTGGATGTTGCGATATCTCATCCCCAGAACAGGATGCTCATCAACAAACATGGCCCCGGTGCCAAACGCCCCAAGGCTCATGTAGCCTTCGTGCATCTGGCTGGCGAAATTGGCCTTGGGCGAATAGCGCAGCCGGAACAGGATCTCGTTCACCTGGTCGAACCAGAGCCGGACCTCGTCGTTGTAATCGATAGCGGGATCGCTGGCTCTCAGCGTGTGCCACTTGGCTCCCCTGGGGGTCAGCAACCCCTCGACAGCACTGGCGAACCGTTCCAGAGCCAGGACAGCGGTAGCATCGTAGAGCTGCGCCGTCCGCTTGTCGCCGGTAGTGCGAGACCCGGTAAACTCGGCAGATCGCGGAAGCACCCTTTCGGCCACCTCCTCCCAGTGTGACTCCCAAACCGAGCGGTCCTTCTTGAGCCTGTCGAGGCGTTTGAAAATATCCATCGTGCTTTCGAGCATCTGCATCCTATGTCCTCATCAGCAAGGTCGATTTGCGGATAGCGTCGGCATCGGTAAAGCGCGGGCCTGGAGGAAAAGTATCGGTAGCAAGGCGAGTGCCACCTCCAGCCGCCGAAGATGCTTGTCGTTGTGCCTGGTCGAGGCGGGCTCCCAACGATGTGATTGGAAGTTTCGGCGCGCCCAACTGTTTCCGGGGTTGATTCGTGGGAATACACATCACCTTCTGCCGCCCACGCCCCTTGTCTTAACCACCGAGAAGTGACTTGTCCCCGAGATTTGCCGATGCCACCAGACCACGCGGCCCTGTCAGAACACTTGAACTGGAGGCAGCAGCGCGGCGGCGCCTTTCGGCGGTGCCGCCAGGAACAATCGTATTGCTGGCAGGATCAACAACCACGGGGGCAGGCTGCGGAGGGGGTGGTGCTGGTGCTGGTGGTGGAGATGGAGAGCTCATACACATGAAGTCATCCTCCTAATAAGGTTTTTTCACCGATATTCGGATCAGTGATGTCGCCAATGGTGCCTGACAGAATGGTGGATCCCCGACCCGACGCAGCTAGGCGGCGTTTGCGCGCAGCCTCGGCGGCGGCGTTCACCTCCGGGTCATCACGCGTTGGCGGCGGCTCTGGCGGGGGTGGAGGTGCTGGCGTGGGTGGCATCGAGGGCATCTTCGGAGCGAATGGGCCGAAACACA